CCTTGGAGCCCTGGAGCCATTTGAGCCATCCACTCTGGATCATAATTGTTCAGTGTGAAACACCACCTTTTGGCGGCATTTTCACGTTTAGGGGGAGGAATAGTATTACCCTCCCCCGGAGCCTCTGGAGCCACGTCGATCTTGCGTTTACACATGATCTTGGATCGAGGCGCTTTTATGCTGCGGAGCCAAAAAAAAACTGATTCGTTCGACCGACGGATATTTTTTACACAGCCCTATGAAAACCATGCCGTATGGACGAAAGTCCTCGACTCGCAGCCGAGCTCCTGCTCGCCGCAGCCGCGCTTTTACTCGGCCTGCTCGCAAGAAGGTACCGTATAAATACGCGAAGTCTCTCAAGCTTGCTGTCAAGCGAGAGGTCGCAAAGGGACGCGAAAACAAGCGCGCCGCCCTCGCTATCAAGCCAACCACCGTGCCCGCCGTGATTGCAACGACGCAAACGCTCAATGTCTTCCCCGTGATGCCTGAGATTTCTCAGGGCACGAAGATGTTTGGGCAGCGCATTGGCAATAAGATCACTCCTAAGTGGATGACAATTAAAGGCTGGTGCACTCTCGATATGACGGATGAAGACCCCGACTACGATCGCATCGGCGTTCGAATCTTTGTCGGACACGTCAAGCAGTACCCCCTGTATGAGGATGCTATCAACGCAGCGAACGCTGCGCCCGCTAACAACTGGTCTTACGCCCTGTTGGACTACGCCGGCTCTCCGTCGCAATTCGACGGCACGCTTAATGCGCTGCAGTCGCCGACCAACCACCGTATGTGGACTAGCAAGGCGGAACGCCGATTCACTCTTATGCGCCCGCGCATTTGGAACGCGCCCCTTACAGGAGACGACTTCGCTCGCTCTACTGCCGGCAGCTATAAGTTCTTTAGCATGCGGGTCAGATGCCCGCCCACTGTCAACTACAGCACTGACGGTGATGTACGGTCGAAGAATTTTCAGCCTGTACTGCTGGCTGGCTATTCTCTCCTGAATGGCAATATCCCCGCCGATCCAACGATCGCCCCGAAGCAGATGACGATTTCTTACACCGTCAATCTGTCCTACGAGGACGCGTAGTGACGGACAACCGACGGTAGACCCCCGTTCACTTACGGGTCTCCCAGGGTCTCCCGTCACTTGTGACGGACAAGCGCCGACACAGTTTACGCGTAAACCGGATCATCCAGGCCGAGAGGCCACCCAGCGGAGCGACCCACCTGGGCCCCCGGCAGGGCCGCCGGAGGCACCGGCGTAGCCGGCTTGGAGACGATTTCCTCGCAGATCCAGCGATCGACCGACATCTGGTCGTGGCGCTCCAGATTTGGTGCGAAGTTTGCGAGCACGAAGATATGCGTATATGGCATCTCAACAGCCTCGCATTCGTACTTTGTCGATGCGAACACTCCGTTCTTGATCTCTTCGATCTCCGCGTAGTCGAGGTAGCCTTCGCGCGACCTTGGCACGTCGAAGACGCAAGCGCGAGGATAATCGCCCTTGTCGGCTTTGTACTTGCAGATGAGGTACTTCATGTCTGCCGCTTTGCCTGAGCAAATGAGCGCGCCGTTGCGCACCGCCCAGCGGGCAAACGACGATTTGCCGACGCTGCCGTCGTTGGACCACCACCAGAAGATCGAGCGATTGTCCGGCTCGGAATCGAATTGCGCTTTGGCGTCGAGCTGCCAGCCGTAGAGATTTATCTCCGGCAATGCCCGCGGCGGCTTGATCGTGCCGTGCGTCTTGCCGTCTTTAGAGCAGTACTTCACGTTGTGTGCTCGGTCTCCTTTACATTTCTCCCAATGGATTTCCTTTGGGAAGCCTTTGTAGCCAATCGGGCGAACTTTCTGAGAAAATTCCACGTATCCTTGGAGGTGCGGCGTGCCTTTCTCGCCGACCTCCTCGCCGACGATCCACTCAGAACCTTGGAGCCCTGGAGCCATTTGAGCCATCCACTCTGGATCATAATTGTTCAGTGTGAAACACCACCTTTTGGCGGCATTTTCACGTTTAGGGGGAGGAATAGTATTACCCTCCCCCGGAGCCTCTG